CGGCTGGCCGACAACACCCAAGGCACGCTCACGTTCGACGCCACACAAGGCGCGGCCGCAGCGAACCGCACCGCCGCCCAACTGTGGAGCCAAGTGCTCCAGAAGGCCGGTGTGGCGGTGGGTGGCATCTCGGCGGCGGACATCACCGCGCTCGACACGGCGGCGCCTTTCCCGTGCGGCGTGTACGTGCCCGACAACCGCGACGTGAGCGCCATCGACGTGCTCGACATGCTGGCGATGAGCGTGGGCGCGTGGTACGGGGTAGACACGGCGGGCACGTTCCGCATTGCCCAAGTGGCGCTGCCCAACATCGCCAACAGCGTCGGCACGTTGACCACGGTCCAGATCGTGAACATCGAGCGCGTCTCCAGCAAAGACGCGGGCGCCGGGATGCCCGCGTGGAAGATCAAGCTGGGCTACCAGCGCATCTGGTTTACGCAGGAAGACTTGACCAACGCGGTCACCGAGGTCCGCAAGGAATTCTTGAGCCAGGAGTACCGGCGCGTCGAGGCGTCCGACGCCGCTGTCCTGACGGCCAACCCCACCAGCCCCGAGCTTGAGATCGACACGGTTCTGGTCAGCGATGCCAACGCTTCCACCGAGGCCGCCCGACGCCTGACAATCTACAAGCAGCGCCGGGACTTCTACCGGGTGACGGTGCGCGTGGACCCTGCGCTGGCGGCGGTCTTCGATCTTGGCAGGACGGTCACATTGCAGGTCAACCGATTCGGCATGAACAGCGGCAAGGCGTTCCTCATCACGGGCATCCAGGCCGACATGCGCCAGTACCTGTTCACGCTCACGCTCTGGGGTTGAAGCATGGCAAACGTCTTCCTGGCCTGGCAGAACCGCATCGACAGCGCCACGCTGTCCGGTGGATCGTGGAACGCCAACCTGCCACTGACCAACCTGCAAATCCCCGTCATCCAGCGCGTGGCCCGCACCGCCAACGCTACGCTGGCCGCCACGCAGTTCCGCATCGACTTTGGTGCAGCGCGAGCGGTGGGGGTGGTGGCGCTGCTGGCACACACCATCAGCCAGTTCGGGCGCGTGCGCGTGTACGGCTACGAAACCGCCGGCTACACGACGGTGACCTACGACAGCGGGTGGATCGACTGTTACCCGCCGGACACGCTTGCCATGGGTCAGCGGAATTGGGAGGACAACAACTTTTGGACCGGCGAGCTGACGGCGGGCGATCTCGTCGGCTTGCAAAGCCCGTTTGTCCACGTTTTGCCAAACGAACAGTTTCTGCGCTGGTGGGAGGTGGGCATCGACGACACCACCAACAGCGCCGGCTTCATTGACATAGGGCGCTGCATCGTCGCTCGCGGGTGGCGCCCCGGCGTGAATTACAGCTACGGCGCCGAGATCAACTATTTCGACCCGTCGCCCTCGGTGACCACGCTGTCGGGGACGATGTATTTCGACCCGCGCCCCAAGGGTCGCCAGTTCCGCTTCGGCATCGACGCCATGACCAGCACCGAGGCGTACAGCTTCGCGCTCGACATGCAGCGGCAGGCGGGACTGTCCAACGAAGTGCTGTTGGTGCCGGACAGCGACGACACCGGCAACATCCCGCTGCGGGCCTTTGCCGGGCGCCTGACGGCGCTCAACGGCATTGGCGTGCCGGACCCCACGCGGTTTACCGGCAGCTTTGAACTCAAGGAGATCATCTGATGGCTTCGGTCACTTTCCCGGCCAACGTCGGCGGCAACGGCTCGACTGTCTCCGACGACAGCAACCCGACCACCGGGCTGGCCAACGGCGGCCATCGCACGCGGTTTGTGCCCGCGCTGGCGCAAATGGTCGCGGTCGCGCAGACCGTGGTCACCATCGGACAGTCGGCGGTCAACGCCTCCACCAACGGCGGCTCGTCCACCACTTCGCTGCTCATCGGCACGGGCAGCAGGACGCTGACCACGCAAGCCGGCAAGACGTGGTTCATCGGCCAGTTTGTCATCATCGCCAGCACGTCGGCACCGTCCAACTACATGATCGGCCAGATCACCTCCTACGACGGCGTAGGCGGCACCCTGGTGGTCAACGTGACGGCCACGGGCGGCAGCGGCACCATCGGTTCGTGGACGATCAGCGTCACAGGCCTTGCGACGGTCGCGCAAGACCTGTCCGTGCCGGGGCTGTTGGGCCAGGGCATCGTCCCCCAATACGGCTTGCACACCTTTCGGTCACTGGCCGGCGGGGCGCCAGCCGCATCCGGCAGTGCGGTAGACCCGAACTGTGCGGCGCGGTTTGGCGCAGGCGGCGCCGCGCTGGATTTCGGCGTGTACGCCAGCGGGTCGCTGTGGCTACAGGCTCGGTCCCCGTCCAACTACGCGACGAACTACGACTTGGTTCTCAACCCGAACGGCGGAGCCGTGCTGGCCCGCTCGGTGCGCGAAACCAGAACGAACCCGACCATCAGCGCTGGCACTTTGACGCTCGACTGTTCAGCCGGCGCCGTGTTCGCGGTGAGCTTGAACTCCAACATCACCACGCTGACACTGAGTAACCTGCCTAGCGCCGGCTTCAGCTACACGATGCTGTTGCAGTTCACGGCGGACGGCACGGCTCGCACGGTGACGTGGCCGGCGGCAGTCAGGTGGCCGGGCGGCGCGGCACCGGCATTGACCAGCGCCAACACCAAAATCGACATCTTCACCCTTACCACCCATGACGGCGGCACCACTTGGTTCGCCTCAATTGTTGGGCAGAACTACTGATGACTACCAAGCTCGCGCTGACATCAGGAGGGGGCGGCACACTGTTTGTCGAGGACGTGTTTGCCACATTCCTTTACGCAGGCACGTCAGTAGCAGGCGCCGGTCCTGGGCAAAACATTGTCAACGGCATCAACCTTGCGGCCTATGGCGGGATGGTGTGGACAAAAGTTCGCAATTCGACCCAGGGCCATCTTTTCATTGACACGTTGCGCGGCCCCAATGTGGCGGTATCCACCAGCAACTCCCTACAGGGCGGAAACACGACCTACACCAGCTCCGTGACCAGCTTCAATGCGAACGGGTACACGTTGGGCAACGATTCTTCCGCCGCGTTCAACGCGGCAGGCGGTTCCAATTACGTTTCCTGGACGTTTAGGCGTCGCGGCAAGTTCTTCGACGTCGTGACCTACACAGGCACAGGTGTGGCTCGCACTGTTGCTCACCAGCTTGGCGCCGAGCCAGGCTTTATTCTGGTCAAACGCACCGACACCTCCGGCACTGCGTTGGCCTATCACCGGAGCGCCGGCGCTACAAATTTTTTCAACATCAGCGGGCAACAACCAGTCAATGCGTCGTCCCAGTTTTGGAACAACACTGCCCCTACGACCAGTGTGTTCACCGTGGGCATAGACGCAAACGTCAACGCCTCGGGCGGCACTTATGTGGCCTACCTGTTCGCGCACGACGCCGCAACCGACGGCATCATTCAATGCGGGAGCTGGGTTGGCAACGGCAGCGCGTCCGGCCCGACCGTAACGCTTGGCTGGGAACCGCAATGCCTCATCGTCAAGGCGAGTGGCGCAGGCGGCGGGTCGCAGTCGATGCTCACGATCACCGACAACTTGCGGGGCATGTCGCTCACCGACAACCAGTACCAACAAGCCGATGGGGCGGTGGCCGACGCTGTGCTAGGAGGGCAAATTAGCCTGCGCTCAAACGGGTTCCAAGTCATCGGCACCTCGGCGCAATTCAACACCAGCGGCGCAACGTACTACTACGTCGCTATTCGTCGGCCACAAAGGCCGCCAACTATAGGCACTTCGGTGTTCATGCCCGAAATACATGCGTCGCCTGGGACTAGCGGGAATTCCAATGTGACATTTGGCTTTCCGCCGGACCTGTTTTTGACAGGTCTGCGAGACTCTTCCAGCTTTAACAAGCTTTTTGCCATTGACCGTATGCGCGGCGGGCAAGGAGCCATTAACGGTTTGGCGACGAGCGCATCACAAGGCGAAACAAGCGCCGGCGTCTCTGTGTTGTTTGACCGACAAACCAGTATCAACATCACGGACACAGGTGGAGGGGCCAACGGCGACTTTGCTGGCCGCCAAGTATTGACTTACGGCCTGAGGCGAGCCCCCAGGTTTTTCGATGTGGTGCTGTATACCGGGACAGGCGTTGCCAAAACCGAAAGCCATGCGCTGGAAGTGGCCCCCGAGCTGATGATCGTCAAGGCACGGGGGGGCAATGAAGGTGTGGTATACGCAGCGCCCCTGGGTGCAACGCAAGCCCTTGCTTTGTTCAGCGGGACGGGTTCGGTCGCAGCCACCACAAGCTCTCTCCCGTGGGCCAACACGGCGCCAACGCCTACAGTGTTCACGGTCGGGACAGGTGGTTCAACCAACGCCGGCGCGGGCAATTACGTCGCCTATCTGTTTGCCTCGCGTCCAGGGGTTTCCAGGGTGGGCAGCTACACCGGCAACGGAGGTACAGCGGGGTCGGCTGGTACGTCGCAGACGATCAACTGCGGCTTCTCGACGGGCGCACGATTTGTGCTCATCAAGCGCACCGATTCCGCAGGCGACTGGTACATCTGGGACACCATCCGCGGCATTGTCGCGGGCAACGACCCGCGCTTGAGTTTGAACAGCACGGCCAGCGAAGTCACCACCGACGACAGCCTAGACCCCGACAACACTGGCTTCATCGTCAACCAGCTCGCGGCCACGAACATCAACGTGACCGGCGCCACTTACATCTACCTCGCCATCGCTTGAGGAGCCCCGCCATGTGGATCGACACCAGCACCAACGCCTACCCGCTGTCCGAGAACGACATCCGGGCACTGTTGCCCAGCACGTCCTTTGCGCAGCCCTTCAATCCACCCGAGCCCTACGTCTGGGTGTTTCCCACGCCGCAGCCGGCGCATGACGTGGTGACGCAGGCCGTGCGCGAGATCGCGCCCGAACTGGTCGAGGGCAACTACGAACAGCGGTGGGAGGTCTACGCGCTGTCCCAGGAACAGGCGGACGCCAATCTGGCGGCGTCCAACCGGGCGCGGTTCAACCAGATCGTGGCCGAGACCCAGGCCCGGCTCGACGCCTTCGCCCGCACCCGCAACTACGACGACATCAAGTCGGCGTCCGACTACGCCGGCTGCTCGGTGCCGCGATTCGACGCCGAGGGCACCTACTGCCGGGACGCCCGCGCCGAAACCTGGGCGGCGCTGTACGCGATGCTCGACGAGGTGAACGCCGGCACCCGGCCCATCCCGGCGAGCTTGGCCGACATCGAAGACGAACTGCCCGCGCTGGCGTGGCCCGCCTGACGGCGCTTCACGCGCTGAATGGCTACCTCTACACTCGCACGACGCGCCGAGGGGACGCATGAGGATCGACGCATGAGCACAAGCCAGCACGCCACCGAGTCCACCGCCGCCATGATTGCGAAGGCCGGGCCTCCCGCCACCGTGTCCCTCGCCACCGTGGCCGGCGTGCAAGTCAGCGAAGTGCTGCTCTGGTGCACGCTGATCTACACCGTCCTGATGATCGGTCACAAGCTGTACGCGATCTGGAAAGACGTGAAGGGTCGGGACTGACCCGTGAAGCATCCCCGCGTCATCGTCGGCGCCTTGGCGTTGAGCGCGGCGGGGCTGGTCGCCCTGGTGGCGGACGAGGGCTACACCGACCAAGCGGTGCGGCCTTTGCCCACGGACCGGCCCACCTACGGGTTCGGCAGCACATGGCGGCCCGATGGGTCCGCTGTCCAGATGGGCGACACCATCAAGCCACCCCAGGCCCTGGCGCTCACGCTGCGCGAGGTCCGCAAAGGCGAGACGGCGCTGCACCGCTGCGTGACCGCGCCGCTGACGCAAGGCGAGTTCGATTCCCTGGTGAGCCTCGCCTACAACGTCGGCGCCACCGCCGTCTGCACCAGCACGATGGTGCGCCTCCACAATGCCGGCCAGCACGCCCAGGCCTGCGCTCAGTTTGACCGCTGGGTGTTCTTCCAAGGCCTCGACTGTCGTGACCCGGCGAACCGCTGTTCCGGCCTGCCCAAGCGTCGGGAGAAGGAGCGAGCCATGTGCGAGGGCCGGGCGTGACCCGCGTCATGCTGGGCGCCATCCTGGCGGTGTGTCTGCTGGCCTGCGTGCAGACGTGGCGCCTGCACCACGCCAAGCTGGCTGTGGTTGAGCTGGAGGTGCAGATGCAGGCCGAGCGCACCCGCGCCGCCGAGTCCGCCCGGCAGGCCGAGGCCAACTACCGCGCCATCGAATCCGCCTGGGTCCGCAGGCATCAGGAGATCGCCCATGAAGCCGAACAGAACGCCCGCCGAGTGGCGACGGCTGCTGCTGCTGGCGCCGTTGCTGGTGACGGCTTGCGCCACCGTGCCACCCAGCTCGCCGCCCGCTGTCCCGCCCCCGAAAGCGCCGCCCCTGCCGACCCCGGCCCAACAGCCGCCAACCCCGGAGCTGTGCTTGCCGACGTGCTCGGACGGCTGGAGGCGGCTGGTCGAGAGCTTGCTGCGGTAGCGGACGCCCGAGGCGTGGCCGGGCAGGCCTGCGAGCGGGCCTACGGGGCGCTGCGGCCGTAACCCGTGGCGAAGTACCCTGAGCACGATCCCAAGCGCGACGGCAACCGCTTTGCGTGGATCGTGGAACAGTCGCGCCAGATGCGGGCCGAGCGCCAGGGTGGTCGTCGTTGTTTATTCAACACGGACGACCGAAATAAGCTGCGCGATCATGATGCCGCCATCGAGGCCGAGGAGGTCGCTCACTTTGCCATCTTGCGCGCCCGGAGGGCAGCAAAACTACCGCCCCGGTAGCTATTCAAAACACCACGTAAGTTGTTGATTTCAAAGCAAGAACCACCGGATTGTGATACCGGGCTTTGTTCTTGTAAGTCTTTGATTCAACGGTGGTCGTAGCTCAGTTGGTAGAGCTCTGGATTGTGATTCCAGCGGTCGTGGGTTCGAGCCCCATCGACCACCCCAAAGATAGCCTTCACCGCACCATGACGGTCAGGCGTAGCCAGTCGATCTCGTAGACCCGGCGCCAGGGCGAGCCGTAGCGCCGGACCTTCGGCCACCACCGGATCGAGGCGTCCTGGTAGCGCATGATCGTGATGGTGGTGGTGCGGATCATGGCGCTACACTTGGGCGGTCGAGAACTGGCCCACCGGCAGCCGCTTGCCGGGCACGATGTGCGGCACCGGGAAGGGTGCCTCCAACAGTCGCGGCGAAGCGTTGACGGCTTGGCCGCTGTCCGGGTCGAACAGCGTGCCGGTCATCCGGTTCACCAGCAGCGCCCGGCCATCCTCGTCGCCCTGCCAGAGCCAGGAGAACTGTCGGCGCTCGGCGGTCATGGTGGTGGCGACCGTGGCCTCGAGGTGCGGCTCGCTGTAGTTGACGACGGCGGTGAGCTGGTTCGACGCGAGGTAGCTGCGCGTCACCAAGTCGATGGTCAGCGCCTGGATCACGCGGCCTCCTTCACGAACACGCCGTCAGCCCGCAGGGTGCCGCGCCGGTCCTTGATCTGCGCGTAGGCGGCCTCCAGGCACCCGGTCAGGTCCAAGTCGGCCAAGTCGGCGCCGATGATGAGCGTGACCAGCACGTCACCGTAGGCGTCGATCATCTCCTCGCGGTCGCCCCGGTGCAGCGCGGACAGCAGCTCGGTCACCTCCTCCAGCGTCTTGATGGCCTGGGCCAGCGGGGTGCTGTTGGGGATGATGCGGCGGGCTTCTGCCCACTGGATCGTCTTGATCTCGTACTCGGCGAAGCTCACTGCGTGACCCTCCCAACGTGTTGAGCCAGGAGCCAGCGGTCGCCCAGCAGGCGCACCGAGCGAATCCAGGCGCGTTGGTTGCGGCGGTTGACTTCGGTCGGCACGAACGGGCTGTTCCACAGCCGGCGCACGCGGGTCAGCATGTGAGTCTTCATCGGGTACTCCTTTAGGCTAGGGGGGTGACTTCGATCACGCGGCGCCGGTCGTAGACCTTGCGCATCGTGGCGGTGTTGGCGTGGGTGTGCGGGTCTTCGTTGCGGTCCAGCATCTCGGAGACATACAGCGCCCGCAAGTCGTGGGCGCGGAAGCGGTCGCCGTGCAGCGCCTCGTAGGCCTTGATGAGCTTGCTCCACTCGGTCTTGAAGCCGGAGTCGGTGTAGGGCGAGCCGGTGCGGGTGGGGAAGACGTAGTGCCCGCGCTCGCGGACCTTGGTGGACTCATCGACCACTTGCCGCAGCAGGGGCGACCAGCGCACCAGATAGCGGCGGTTCCGGTTCTTGGCGTCGGCCACCGCCACGCCGTCCTCGGTGATCTGCTCCACGGTCAACTCGCGGATTTCCGCCCGGCGGCGTCCGGTCAGCGCGACCATGACGGCGATCAGCGCCACCATGTGGGCCGCACCGCCTCGGGCCTGGGCCAGTGCCAGCAGGGCGTTCAGCTCGGCGATGCTCACGTCGCGGGTGCGCGGGCGCTCTTTGTTGCGGCGCACCCCTCGGCACGGGTTGCTCGGCACCTCGCCCAGCGCCATGCCGTGATTGAAGGCCGAGGCCAGGGCGGCGATCTCGCGGTTGCCGCGCACGCCCCGGCCCTCCTTGCGGCACTGGAACAGGTACTGCGCGGCGTGGGTGGGCTTGAAGGCCGTCACCCGCATCACGCCGAACGCGGCCACGATGCGGCCATTGAGCGCGTATCCGTAGTCGTCCAGCGTGCGCGGCGCCAGGGCGGACGGGTCGTGCTCCAGAATCATGCGGCGCTGCTCGGCCAGGAACAGCTTGCAGAGGGTGGCGATGTTCATGTCGGACCCCTTTCAGCGCACCGTGAGGCGGTAGCCGACCGGGGCCAGCTTCGCGCCAGGGACTTCGACCTCGGACTTCAAGGCGTCGCCGATCAGCTTCTTGGCCGGCGCGGTCTTGACTTCGATCTCCGCACCTGGGGGCGCTTGTTCGGATATTGCCCAGGTGTCGGGGACGCGGCCAGGGAACTGGATCGTCACGGTGGTTTTCACCATCGAGTCGGGCAGCGCGGTGGTGTCTGTGACCTCGACGGACGGCGGCAGCTTCGCCAAGTTCAGCGTGAACTCGGGCGCGATCATGGGCAGTCGCAGGCCGCTGTTCATCAAGGCGACCTGCGCGTACATCTTCAGCGCGTCGGCCCGGTGTTCCATGGCCTGGGCGCTCTTGGCCATGCGCTCGGCCTCCTGGGTGCGAGCGTCGGCGGCCTTCTCCAGCTGGATGGCGTAGGCAACAACAGCCCGCACCTTGTCCTCGATCTCGCCTTGCATCGCTTCCATCGTGTCGAGCACGACTTCGGCGGGCAAGTCCATGTCCTGGAGGCGCGACAGGTCGGCCTGATAGCGGCTGACGATCTCGTAAAGGGGTTCGCTCATTGCAGGGGCTCCCTTTAGGCTTCCAGCATGTCGCAGGTCTCAGCCGGCGACACGTCCTCGACCTGGGTGCCGGACGTGAGCAGCTTCACCAGCTCGTCCTGGGTGGCGACCGACACGGCGATGGTGCTGCGGGCGACGTGGGCGAGCGCCTGGGCGCGGTTGGGGGCACGGACCAGACGGACGGTCTGGCCGGTGCCGACGATGTAGATGCGTTTCATGGTGTGTGTCCTTTCGGTGTGTTGGGTGGGGTGGCCCTGGCGCAACCCAGGGCTTTTGCTTCCCAACGGTGTCTCAGTTTTCGCTCACCGGGCTTCCGGCCACCCCGTTGATCGTCAGAACGGGATGTCGTCGTCCATGTCGTCGAAACCGCCACCGTGGCTGGTGTGCTGGGCGGCTTCGCGGCGGGGGCTGGCCTTGCGCTGCACCGGCTTGTCGCGCAGCGAGGCCAGGATGCCGTCGAAGGCCTGGGCGGTGCCCTTGTCGAGCACTTCGCTGGCGGTGCGCTTGGTGTCGGCCTCGAAGGGGATCGCCAGCACCATCTTGCTGGCGACACTGCCGTCGTCCTTCTCGTACTCCTCGACCACCAAGAACAGGCCAATGCGACCCAGCAGGGCGCGGAACTGCGGCACCATCTCGGTCCCGTTTTTGCCCTTCCACGGCGTCGGCTCGGCGCTGATGGAGCGCACCTTCATGCAGGTCATGATCGCGTCGAGCACCTTGCGACCGTAGAACTCTTTCCCCTCTTTGTGCGTCCAGATCGTGAGGTAGTCGGCCCGCTGGCCGCTGTCCGTCTCAAACGTGAATTCGATGCCCTCGGCGCCGCTCTTGGCGGTGACCGCTTGGGCGCGGGTGAACTTGCCGACGTAGGCACCTTTCTCGTTGATGCGGGCGCTGGCGCCGACTTCGCGGGCGGCGTTGGGGTTAAGGTCGTAGGTCTTCATGGTCTGCTTTCTCTGAGGTTGGTGCGGCGCTCTTTCGCGGGGGCGCCGTTCCCGTGGGATCAGGCGGCCTCGGCTTGTTCTTCGACGCCGATGCCGTAGTAGTCGCAGATGGCGGCGTCCACCTCGGCCAAGTCGTTGTCAATCAGCATGTCGTTGAACATGCCCATCGGTGACTTGGTGGTGTCGGCGCCGCTGTTCTGCGTGGCGAAGTGGTAGCCGCCGTCGCGCACCACGGTGCGCAGGCAAATGGTCACCATGCCCTCGGGTGTGATCTTTTCGTCCAGCAGCTTCCCGATGGTCTTCATGCGGGTGCGGCCCAGGTCGTCGCTGGCGGTGTGCGCCAGGATGTAGACGCGCCGGGTGTCAGCTAGATCGGTGGCGGCCCGCAGGACGTTCCAGGCGTTCTTGCCGATGTCGGTGAACTTCTCAAAGCCCTTCTCGTCGCTGCGGCGCATGAACTCGTTGCTCATGACGTACTGAAAGTCATCGATCACAACCACCTCATGCGGCAAAGACCGCATGACCTTCTCGATGATCTCGGCGCTGTCCGTCTGGATGATGTTGCCGTCGGCCTTCAGCGACGCCTTGACTTTCCAGCCCGTGCTGCGGAAGGGCAGGGGCTTGCGGATGGTCTGGATCAGCAGGGTGCGGGCCGGGTCAAGGTTGCGAAGCGCGGTGGACTTCCCGGTGCCGGATTCACCCAGGATCATGGTTGCGATGCTCATTTGAGACTCCTTGCAGGGGTTGGGT